TCGGCCACAAACAGATATTTTTGACAGTACCCACGTTTGTAGTTGGGTGTCCGACATTTGATAGATCAGCAGCAGCCAGATATGTGGCACGACAATTTATGTTGGGTGGTTTTGATGTGAGACTCGTAAGTGAATATGACATTTATGTGTCGTGGGTGGTACCCAAAAAGAAGAAGGAAAAGAGGGTTGAATCAGAAGAACCAGACTTCCCAGACCTCATGAACTTGAAGAAGATGGCTGATAAGTACAGGACGCGTGAGACTTAAAGTTTAATTATATAAAACTACTATAAATCATGTCCGATTCACTAAATATAATGGTGGAAGCGAAAAAAGAGTACATGGGTCAGCTCTGCCTCATCATGATTCCAGTTATGATTGAAGTATTCCAAGATATGTACGATGAAGCTACTAAGATCTCCAAAGGGAGAAAGACACTCATTATGTTTCAAAAACTTCTCAAAGAGGTTCCAAACTGGTCTAATCAGATGTCTGCCCAACACACGAGTAACATCGCCGATCGTTGTGCATGGTTTAACGACCTCTTGGCAGCTGTGTTCGTTGCGTGCACCAAGATTCTCTCTGCGGTTCGTCTCAAGGCTGATAATAAGAAGATTAGTCTCAAACTTCCCACTAATGAGGTGTTTATCCAATCGTGTTATAACAACATTGCGAAGGATCTTTACAGGGATCCCTACATCTTCCACGAGGAACAGAGTGAGTATATGAGGGATGATCAACTCACAAAACGTTTCTGTACGTCTATTGAATCTACTGTGAAGGAACTTATTCCGGTTCAACAAATCCTCCAGACCTACATGAGTCAAGATACTCGCGATATTGACATTGATGGAGAGGTTCAAGACACCGAGGATCCAGATGTGTTCGATGGTCCGGAAGAGACACCCTTTCCAGAGCCTGAACCAGAGTCTTTTCCTGAAAACGAACCCATGATGGATACTGAGGAGCAAATCCAACCAACTGGTCTAGAGAATGAGTTCAAGACGGTTCCAGGTGTTCAAGCCCCTGAGCCTGAGCCTGAACCCGAGTCTGAACTAGTACCTGAGATGCAATCTCTTCCACCTCAGGCCGTTGATGAAGATGAAGGTGTTCTCTTTGGTGACGCACCAGATCACCGTGTAAAAAAAACTGCGTATAATTAAATGGAATTATCCGACTATCTCAGAGACCCAATGACCGCTGCTCTCATAGGGGGGGTTATCACCGCTGGTTACATTCATGTTAAGGCTCAACTTAACAATGAAGGTAAATTAGAACTTAATAAATATGCCAAGCCAGCTGCCCTCAATGCTATTCTTGTGTTCTTCATTGTTTCCAATGGTATTGGACAAAAAGAAGCTATTTCTAATGACCCTTTTTAAACTTAAAGATTAAACCTATAATATAAGAAATGGCGTCTGTCACTGCGTTCAATGACATGCTCTCCCAATTTCTTGTGGAATTGCACAAGACTTTTCCAGAGGAAAAAGGCATAAAAAAAATGACCACTTCGTTTGAATTGATTAAACAAACCAACCCCCGTCTCATCGTTGATGGTTTCATGACCGGTGTGACTCCTTACGCGGATAAGATTTCTGGAAAGGATGAGTCCTTTCTTTTGGAGGAGATTGAGAATATTGACTTCCTCAAGGATCTCAATATTAAGAGTTACTGGAGTCGTATGAGTGAGAGTACGAAGGGTGCGACATGGCAATACCTCCAAACCCTTTACATGCTCGGGACTACTATTAATTCAATTCCAGCTGATACCCTCAGTATGATTGAAGGTATTGCTAAGGAATGTGCCGATAAGATGCAGACGGATGGTGGTGATCTTGACCAGGATGCCCTCATGAAGATGATGGGTAGCATGTTAGGTGGTATGAACAAAAAATAAACCTCAATATATATTAAATGAAGACCTGGTTTGATGATCCTCAGCAACTTATCAAGTCTGATGAGGTCTTTCAGTTCTGGCCTAATAATGAACAAACCCCAGAAGACAGAATTAACTCTTCTTCACGTTTTATAATTTATGCATCTTGTATCATCTACATTACACGCCGCGATCCACGTATTTTCGTCTTAGGTGGTACAATTATAGGGGTTCTTTATCTTATGTATAAGTCTAAGATGATCAAGGAGGGATATGTATTCGGTACTAGTGGTATGGGTGGTGGCTGTCAGATGCCCACTATGGATAATCCAATGGCTAATGTCCTTATGACAGATTACACTGATGCTCCCAACAGACTTGAAGCATGTTATTACCCAACCGTCAAACCATTTGTCAAAGCGTATTTAGATGATCGTATTCCATATGATTCTGGTAGGTCTCGGTCTCCACTCCCATCACAGCAGAAAAATGCATATGCTCGTCAGTTCGTGACGACTGCTGTTTCTCAAATTCCAGGCGATCAGACTTCTTTCGCCGAATGGTGTTATGGTACCAAAAATGGCCGTGATTGCCGAACCAATCCAGAGATGTGCAGCCCAAATGCTAGGGGTGTTCAATTAGAATCTTTCGGTGGTCTTGATATGGCTGGTGATAAACGAACTGGTATGAGTGGGGGAACTGTAGCTTAGATAAATAAATCTCATGTAATAATAAAATGGCATACCAATTGCAACCTGGTCTTGCAATAGTTCAAAACGCTGGTGCTCTCCCATCTGTGAGAGCGAATGAAGAGATATTTGTATATCCTCAGCCCAGTACTCTTAACTACTGCTGTCGTCCAAATACTATGTTGTATGGAACTGCTCCATACATGGCGGGTAAGGGAGCTCCCGCTCAATTTATTGAGGTCAGTGATCAACTCCGCCCTCAATCCACTACTCGTTTCAACAAGGTGATTGTACCCACTTACGAGCGTAACCTCTTCCCACTCACTAACATGGAGTGCAAGGTACCTCTCCGCACACTTAATTACGAACCAATAAGTACTCGCGCGGAACTCCAGAACGGTCTCTTTGATCAGAGATACGCTAATAAAAATCTTACTAAAAACTAAGAATGGCCGACCCCATTTCACTTGCAGCTATAGCTGGTCTGATTTTTGCTGGTAGATCTATGAGTAGAAAATCTAAACCAGAATTGGAACCAGTCCAGTCAATTGATATGGTTCAACAACCACAAGAACCCCAAATTACATATGAACAGGATGTACCCGAGTTCGTTGAACGTGGATTTGAACCACGCGTAGATGTACAATCAAAGAGAGAAATGGAAAGTTTTGCGGATGTTGCTCTTCAACAGAGGAGTGGTGGTCAGGAGATTCTCAATATGAGAAATCGTATGTATGACACAGGTCGTATGAATAACTTATCCCCAGTTGAGAAGCAATTAGTTGGTCCAGGTTTAGGTCTTGGATATGATACTCCAGCGAGTGGTGGTTTCCAACAGATGTTCCGAGTGAATCCCGAGAATGTTGGTGCCTACCGTCTCACTACTCTTCCCGGTCGGTCAGGTCCAGCCGTTGATGTAACTGGTGGACGTTCCGCGGTTGTTGGTCAATTGCAGCATAATAAACCTGATACCACAGCACACCTCCCATCTCGTCTTCCAGCGGTGGCTGGTCGTGCCCAGGGTATGACAGGTGCTATACCAAGACCCAGTCACCAGAAGACGATGAGAACAACGAACCGATCTGAGACTGGTCTTCGTCAAGATGGATTAGGCTTCAATGGTGCGAAGCGTTTCATATCTGCTCAAACCGTGTCACAAGATCCCACTCGTTTCAAGAGTGACCGCAACGATCAGACGTTCTCTCACTATGCCCATGCGACCCCAGGTATTACCAATTTCAAGGGTGCATACGAGACCAGTGCGGCTGCTCAAATTACCACTAAGAATAACCAGGAGTTGATGAAATATGGGTTCCGTCCAGAAGATCGTCGTGGTAAGGCTAACCGTATGGGTAACGCTGGTCGTATGAACGTGAGAGAGAGTGCCCTCAAACAGGGAGGCCGACTCACAGCTGTACGCACCGATACTACCCGCATTGATGGACGTGTCAATGGTGCAAACGGGGGGTGGACTCAAAACTATCAGCAGAAACCTTTCCACCAATTCAATGCTTACAAGGGTAATGAGAATCCATATGCCCGTGATTTGGGTGTTGCACAGAGGCAGCTCCAGAACAACCCATTGGCTCAAAGTATTTGTTAATTTTAGTCTATTAATTAGACAAAAACAATCATTAAAATAGTATACATCTATTTTAATGAAGGTTCATACCCTTGATATAGATAGTGGTGAAAGGGATACCAACGTATACACGTACGCCAATAATTACATCGTCACCCTCAAAGAACCTATATATGACGTTACGCAAATCAAATTGATTTCTGCTCGTATACCTACAGCACAATTGACTACATCTACTACGAATAAAACGTTTAGTATCCACGACTCAGGTGCACCAAATGACCTCATAGAAGTTACCCTCAATGAGACTAATTATGCAGATGGAACTGCTCTCGCAACGGATCTTGATACCCTCATGCAACCACCATTGACATTAATAGATCAGGTTATATTTGACACAGATACACAGGCTCTAACGTTTTCAAATACAGAAGTAACTGCGAGTAATACCTTCTCACTTAATTTTTTTGATGGTACGAATGGTTATTTAAGTAATGCAGTCGTGACGACACCACATCAGGTATTAGGGTTTTCATCTAAAAATACAGTTGAGAGTGTTAGTGTTGTATCTGGTGCGATTAATTTAGACGGACCTAATTCTCTCATTCTTCGCATCTCATCTGGACCCGATGAGTTTACAAAAATGGTATATTCAGCGACACCATTCTATACAGGTCATATTCTTTTGAATGGTTCCGATTTCTTAAACTTTCATCACACCGACGATCCACTTACACATGAGTTCTACAGTGGACCACAGAAGTATATAAAGGAACTTCAATTTGAGTTTTTCTACATGAGTCACGGACGTCTCATCCCGTATGATTTCAGAAATCAAGATCATATTTTGAAATTTGAAATTACATGTTCAACAGATAAATTAGAGGGTCTCCCTAGAGTTCCCATTATTGAAGTTATCGAGAAGGAGTCGGCACCAATAAGTATCCCTGAAGTGATAAGGAATTCTTATAAATGGAAAGACTATATTTCTATCGGTATCGTTATATTTATTGGATTGGTTCTCCTACTCCTTATGAAAAGACGCCCAAAAATTAGCGAGTAATCGCGTAGACGGGCTGCGCAGGCTTGGAGACACGGGTGGAGATAGTAGAGATCACCAAAAAGACCGCAATTGACAGGAGGGTGGTGAGAATCGCGGTGAGGGCGTACTGGGTACCACCGTTCTTGGGCACCTTGATCACCTGTTGGATGAACCAACGGACGAGGTCCATCCAGGACATAGCCGCCGCGAAGGAGAATCCCGCGACGATGGCGTTGAGGGATTGAGTTTCGAGTTCTTGGGTCACGAGGTTGACAGTCTTGAGAGCTTGAGCGGAAACAGCATCCATTGTATATTTATAACATATAGCTAGAAAATTTTATTCAGGTAAAAGTTCTTCTTTCTCAACTAACTTCTTATACTTCGGTCTCCTGACAATTGATGACTTGGCAAATATCTGTTCTTCATCATCCGAATCTCCATCAGTGCTGGTTCCCGAATCGTCATCATTTGTCACTTTAAATGTTTTGTATTCAGAGATCGTCCACCCCTCCGGCTCCAATGTACTCATTACTATTAATAGCATTTTTTAACAACTGTTCTGTCGGATTTTGGGGAATCCAACTGTCCCACCGATCAAATGCCTCATTCACCTGAATAAACCCTTGATCAGGACCCGAGTATCTCACAAAATCGGGAAGTTTCCCCTCTTCGTCACTTTCTTCTTCCTCTTCGTCACTTTCCTCTTCATCATATATTTCTGGCATGATAGAACCAATTGTCTTACCAACTGTATTCATCGCACAATACTTCATCGCGTATTCCATGTCTTCTGAAAGAATTACATCTCTTCCACAAGCTTTGCAATATTCAGCTGCGAGTAAGGTACTCTTCTCTATAACGGGTTGAACGATATTAATCATATCAGAAATGTACCGCCCTATCATCCCGTCACCCATATCACCGAAACCAGTTTGCATGTTCATTTTAATATTTAAGGTCAAAAATAGTTTTGGCAATTCCCCCACCAACACGAAGAATGTTGTGACTCAATGCGTAGACTTTAACTTGTCTTGCATAATCCACACATGGGGTCAGACTTAGGTTAAGAAGTTGTTCTTTTATGAGACTAAAATTAATTTGTCCCGTTGGATACCATTTTTCTGGTTCAAGGGCAAAACTATAGGAATAGAATCTTCTAATGAGTTGTGTTTTGGAGTGATGAATCGCAGCTTGAACAGCTTTGAGGAATATAACATTCCCTGTCTCCTGTGTAATAATTGGCTGACCATCTAGATCAAGTGTCAGATAGTCAAGGTTTTCATACAGAATGTATTTACCACCCGTATCTGCTAGGGTATTATCATAGTCAAATGGGGTCATAAACTCACCTTGTGCTGTACCAACATCACCTTGCCTCTGAATCACAAAATATAACTCTTTCACTGGATTTATAAAATCCATTTTGAAATTACCAGTTTGTACATTTTGAGCAACATCAAAAATGTTTTGTTGAACTTGTGTAATTATAAAATCCTTCTTTTCATTTTCAATCTTTAGTCTCTCAGTTGACTCAAGGAATGTAACTTCTGCACAGAGTGTAAACTCTTTGAGACGAATACTCCCAGTAGGTATAACAGGTTGAAGAGCCCCAGTTGACCCATTTATGATTAAGTGATCATGGTTACGAAGTTTGAACTCAACTTCAACTTCTTGTTTCTTTATGGCACATAGAGGTATAGCCAATTCTGGATTGTTGTAAAAGTAAAAGGGTAAGTCCACAAACAATTCCTCTTCTGTAGTAGCAGTACCAATTATACCGAGAATGTCTTTGTTTGATACCCTCTCAGAGGATGTGCGTTCTGGGTATTTTCCAATCAGGTGTCTGAGAGCTTTCTGTTTTGACTGTGTGACATTATGCTCTGTATAGATTTGGAGATAATCACTTGGTAATCTCTGGATAACCTTACCACCCACGATGAGATCAACATGCTCAATTAGAGCATGCCCGATAGATTCTATATATCTAGGATCATCGTATAACAATGTTGTAATGATTGGTAATTTGATCTTTACACTTAGGGTGTTCAAAAGATCTCCTGTATTTTGGGCAACTCTAAATCTCACCTTTCCACCGAAGTCTGCTGTAGTTTCT